GACGCAGACCCGCAATACCTGCTTCAAGTTTTTGTCCCTGCTTCATATTTAGCAAAGGATTCTTGGCAGCAGCAGCAGCACGTTCAATCTCGTAGTCTGGAAGCGTAGGTGTAGGTTCAGCAATCCATGTTTTGAGCATGTCAAGCAAAGGAGATGCAGGAGCCGCAGCTTGTTGCGGTACAGCAGGCTGTGGTGGTGGTGCAGCAGGCGGTGGTGGTGCAGCAGGTACATTCTGTTGCATCACTTTAGGAGGCATAGCATTAGCTATTCCGCCGGGTGGAACATTCCTAGGAGGAGGTGGAAGTGTGCCAAGAGTTTCAGCAGGAGGGGTTCTACCCACTAAACGTGGATCATTCTGCATTGCTGGACGTTCAGAAATTTCGTTTGCTATCGCCATGTTTTTTGCACGATCAGCTTCTAATCTCTTTTGACGAGCATCCCGCTCACGATATTCAATCTCGGTTTGAAGATCTTGCATAGCTCTATCTTCATCTTCAACCAATTGCTTACCTTCTTTATTGGCAAACGCAACAATACCGCCAGAGCCAAAGTTCATCTCTCCAGTTGGCAACGTTGCCACTCCAGAGTCTTCTGGCATGGCTTGCATCTGCGGCTCAGGTACACCGGGCGGAACAGGCATCTGAGCTTGAGCACCTTGCTGTGCCATCTGCTGAGCCATCTGTCTTTGCTTAGCCGCCTGCATCTGCATGGTAGACATCTGCTGTTCAATGTTGTCTTTGACAGTACCAGTAGGAGCTTGAACAGACTTTTGCTCCATCTGTTTACGGCGGTTCAACTCACCTAAAGCCAAGTAAGGAGGAACTTCTGGGTTCATTCCATTGGCATAGGACATGATTGCCTGAGTAGGCATATCCTTTAAACGCTCTTGTATTTGAACGAGATTCATGTCTTATCCTTAGTCGATAACTTTGAGTTTCTTTAGCAAGTCGTATGTAGATCCTAACGTACCCACTGTAGACTGCAACGCTCCCAAGCCTGTTTGAGAAGCGGGAGAAGTAGAAACTGTAGAGATTGGTAAGCCCTGAAGCATAGACTGCAAGTATTGAGTCTGCTTCATTGGGTAGTCACGCTGAGCTAAGAACTCGTTGTAGTCAGCAGTGATACCTTCTTGCTCAATACCTCGCTGTTGTGCGCCAGCTTGACCCATGATGTCAGCCAATGTCTTAGCCTGACCCTGCTCAGTATTAAACTGACCCATGGCTTTGTCGTAGGCATTAGAGTACCCAGTACCAATAGCTTGGTTCTGTGCTTGCAACAAATTGCGGTTAGCTTCAGATTCCATAATAGCCTGACGACCACCACCATAGCCACCTGCTTGAGTCATCTTAGCCATGCTGGGTTGCATATTAATTTGTGACTGACGGCGAAGTTCTTCCAACTGAGGCTGAAGAACCGACTGCAAGTATGGGTTCATGTACTGAGAAGCTACTCCTAATGGAGGAGGAGTACTACCAGTAGCACCAGTAGTTCCAGTAGTTCCATTGCCTAAACCAGCAATCCCACCACCCATACCTTGAGGCGCAGCACCAGCGCCCATGCCAATAGGTTGATTGGCAAAAGTATTAGGAGCCATAGCTGGTGGTGTATATGCACTTCCAGAACTAAATGTCTGACCCAACTGGCTAGGAAAGTTTAAGTTCCCCAAACCTTGGAATACTTTATTCTGAAGACCAGACTCACCAGCCGTCATTGGGCCTTGGTAAACCTGATAGGGTTGCTCAGAGATAGCCTGAGCTTTCCCAAGCATGTCCGTTACATAACCACCCGCCCAGTCGGATAGTGTGGACTGCGAGGAGGTGCCGGGTGCTGGTGTAGTAGCCATATTAATCCTTAAGCGGGAAGATGTTTGTCAGCTTTAGTATTAGCTGCAATGTTTTTAGCCTTAGAGCGGCTAGCCTTAATGCGATCCATCATGGCATAGAGTTTACGTGCTCCAGCTTCTGTAGATCCATTACCAAGTTCAGAAACAATACGAGCAGGTACAACAAACTCACCGTCAGCCAAACGTGCGGGTTGCTTATTACCAATGGTTGCAGGGATGTCATCAGATACACCATCACCGGGGCCACGTAGTAGTTGTCCACCATCTGAGTATCCTCCCAAACTGGCTATACCACCTGCGGCATACCTATCTACAAACAAATTATCGTTTGGATTTACCGGTGGTGCAACGGTAGTCGCTGTAGATCCCGGTGTAGTGGTTGTAGTAGTGGCTGTAGTATCAGCAGGAACAACTGGTGGTACAACTTTGTTGTAAGTCATAGGGCTAAAGTAAGTCACACCACCAGAGCCGGGACGACGAGCCATATAGTTAGGGCCAAGAGCTTCTTGATATTTAGACTTAACAGTCGCAGCAGGAAGATTAAGAATACCGGCTACTCGTTCAGGACTAATTCCATATTCATTCATGCCGCGAGCAACCATAGCCTCCGTCATGTTTGGACGGGTTAAATAGCTCTTAACATCCTGATCGCTTAACTTGGTTGTGTAAGGAGCCGCAGTTAAAGGAACTGCATACTGCCGTCTTTCACCAGTGTACTTAGGAATGCCACCTTGGTAGCCGGCATAACCACTACTACCGCCGCCCAATAGTTGTTGAGCTAGACCAGCGGCTCCTGCAACACCCAACATACTGCCAATTCCACCCTTTGTAAACATGTCTGCTAAAGAACCAGTATTAGTCTTGGTGTCGTAAGTAAGCCCTTGCGGAGAAGTCCATACACCATCTTTAAATGTGTAACCGGACATTGAATTAATATTAGTGCCAGATGTGTTATCCAACTGGTCGTAACCGGGGGTGGATCCAATATCTAAACCTTCGGGATCAGTACCCCCAAGATCAATATATTCACCAGTAATTTCGTTGTAGTAACCAGCCATCTCAGGCTCCCTTCACAATATTAATTAAGTCGTCTAACGACATTGAGTCACTAGATTCACCAAGGATTAAATCCAATGCGTCATTGGCGTTATTTTCCTTGTTTTTCTTCTCTTCGGCAATGTCTTCTAAGAGTTCTCCCTCTGCTCCCGCTTTGGTCACACTGAGAGCACGGTAATCTTCATCTTCAAGCTCACCTTTTTTGTCTAGCTTTTGCTTTTTAGAGCCAAACTCTTTACCGTAGTAGAAGACGTTTGCAAGCTGGGGCAGGCCAAAAGCAGCAGCAATGTTTTGTGCTTGCGGCATTGTGAATGGCTGTGATGTAGTAGGTGTAACACTTACCTTGACTGATACTTTTACAGTTGGTGTAACTATAGGTGTAATGCTTGGCGTAGGTGTAACAGTAGGTGTAATACTAGGCGTTGGCGTAACAGTAGGTGTAATAGATACGCTTGGAGTAACAGTAGGTGTTATTAAAACCGAAGGCGTAATCGTAGGTGTAATTGAAACTACAGGGGTAATTACAGGAGTTATAGATACCGACGGCGTTACAGTTGGCGTAACACTAACCGATGGTTTAACAGAAACACTTACTGATACAGATGTGCTGACAGATGGCGATACGCTAGTACTGACAGAAGGACTTACAGATGTTGAAACACTAACAGATGGACTGACCGATGGCGACACAGATACGTTAGGTGAAACCGATGGACTAACCGATGTATTAACTGACGGGCTAACCGATGGAGACACTGAAACGCTAGGATTAACTGATGGTTCAACTGACGGAGATACCGATACATTTGGCGACACAGATGGACTGACTGATACGCTAACTGATGGTTCTACAGAGGGCGAAACACTTACTGAAGGATTTACTGATGGAGAGACAGATACATTTGGACTTACTGATGGAGATACCGATACAACTGGCGTAGTATCAACAGATGGGCTAACCGATACTTTAGGTGTGCCAATTGGCGGTAATACAATTGTTCCAACACTAGGTGATGGAGATACAGATTTACTTGTTAATAAATCTAGATCATCTTTAGTTACATAATTTCCATCTGCATCTAAGAATAATGGAACTGAAGATACTACTGGAGATGGAGTTATTCTTGTTCCAGTAATAACTACTTCACCAAAATCAGTTACGTTAGGAGTAAAGTCTCTGCCAGTTATTCGTTTATATTCTTCAAGTAACTCAGTTCTTGAAGGATCTAGTTTAAGTTCTGCTTCTAAATCTCTAACATATCCAGCATTCATTGCTTCTTGAACACCCGGTATTTTCATTAGAGCATCAATACCCATTGCAGTTTCTGCAACATCAAGACTACCAAATGTTCTTAACACATCTGCCATTGAACTAAATGGCGATTTAGTACCGCCAGTGGTATCTGCTGTTGTACCAGTAACATCTTTAGCAGTGACATCTATAGTGGTAACTTTGTCAGCCATAGATGTGCCAAAGTTTGTTTGGCCACTTAACAATCTATTGATAGCATCTATGTTTGGTACTTTATAAGCCTCTTGTGCAAGCCTTAAGTACTCAGTTGGATTAGCTTTATAGAACGCACGTTCATAATCAATTGCATTTAGACCAATCTTTTCACCATCAACTGTGTAATATAGATTACCAGCAGAGTCTTTTAAAACTGGGGCTGTTATATTACTTTGAGTTTCAAAACTAAATGTACCAATAAACTTAGGTAATCCACCTATGTCAGTTTGAATTGCACCGGGTGCTAATTTAGGTGGGCCGGGTAATTGGCTACCATCAGCAGAAGCTAATAAATCAGAACCACCAACTATTACATTACTAATACTATTTTCACCAAGAGTATTAGTATATGCACTATCAATCTTAGCACCAGTATTAAACAGATTTAAATCACTAATCTGTTGCTCAGTTAATCCTGCCGCTAATAAAGAATTAATAGTTTCATCATTAGTTGCTACTTTTGTAGTATCTGTAGTTGGTAAACCTTTAATAATATTTCCAAAGGCATTACCAGCACTTATTAATCCAGCCGGATTACCAGTCTTATTAAATATATCTAATGCTTTTACAAAGTTAGCTGCCGATGCTGCTACCTTTAAGTTACTACTACCTGTCAAAATACTGGCTGCATTGGCCATACCTGCATAGTCATTGTTAGCTATGGCACTACCTAAGTTAGCCCAGTTAACAGCAGTACGAACTTCTGGTGGTAGTGTTGTACCTGCTAGGTTCATACCTGCATTGATAACACCAGCTACGTTTTTCTGGTCAATAGCATTAACAAATGAAGCCGCATCTTTTGCTGTGCTTAAAGTGCCAGCGTTTTGAGCTAACCAGCTATCGTTATAAAGCTGTTCCGCTCCTGCAAGATCGCCTGCTTTAACAAGAGCATTAATCTCTGCTGTAGTTTGGGCTGAAAAACCTGAAGCTGAAGCCAATGCGCTAAAAGCCGCAGCAGCCCACTGTCCATTCTGTGCAGCCTTGGCAGCGTTGTATGCTTGAATGTAAGGAGCCGTGACTGGAAAAGCTACAGATACCGCAGTTAGAATTAAAGGAAGAGTGTTCTCTTTAAAATCAGCCCAGCCAACTTTTACTTCTTTGGTTGTTGGAATAGCTAAACCAGTATTGGTAAAAGTAAATCCATAATCAGTATTATTATTTCCTAACGTAGTACCTTGAATAGTAATAGGTTTACCAGTTAACTTGTTATAAATTTCTTCTTCTTGATATTCTTCTGTGCCTTGTTCAGTCTCTCTGGTTTTCGTAACCATTCGTCTGCCAATATCAGCAAGACTGGTAATCCCTTGACCAGATAACTTATTAGCAAAGTCCCACAGGACAGCTTCTTTAGACCCAAGACCGCCATCGTCTTTACCGAGTGCTCCACCAACAAACAAACCATCCATTCCTTGAAGATTAGAAATGTTATTGATCTGGTCAAACAAAGCTCTATTAGTTGTTCCTACAGTAGTTTCCCAAGCTGGGCCGCCGCCATAAGCAAAAGTACCGTCAGCGTTCTTGGTAATCCCCAGCATCTGTAAACGCCAAGGCTCCCATGAATTAAGAGTAGAAGTACTAAGTTCTCCATAGCCCGGGATATTAAGCAAGTTCCCATCACTACCTGCTACCGCAAGAGTATCAATAGGAACTACTGTTGGTGTAGTAGAAACTAAAACAGTAGGGCTTACTGAAACTACAGTGGTAACAACTGGCGTAACAACTGGTGTAACAACGGGAGCATAGATTCCTTTGCTCAGTACATAGTCCATTGTTGCATCATCTAAGCCATAGTAAGCTTTGATTTGAGCAGGAGTTAAACCTGCTTTTGCAATGATGGCTGCTGTAGCCGCATAGTCACCACTGTTCCATGCAGCATTTATCTGGTCAATAACTGTTCTACTGATTGTGCCAGTATCAGCTTCTACTGTAGGTGATGTAGCGGTTACAACTGGTGTAGCAACAGTAACAACGGGTGAGGTTAATGTTTCAATTATTGTTGGTGTAGTAACAATAGTAGATGTTGCTGTAACAGTAGGGGATGTAACCGTAACTATCGGAGTAGGAAATACTGTTGTATCAATAAAAGTTGGTGTTACAACTGTAGATACGGCTGTAACGACAGGTGTAACTAAAGTAGTTATTCCGCCAGTAATATTTGTAGTATCTACTCCGGTATTTGGAATAGTAACTATGCCAGTTTGAGGCGCAACAGCTTCATATCTAGATTGAACGTTAGATAAATCAGTACCAGTAGCACGAGAAATATCTTCTGGAGTCAGTTTAAACTGATCCATAGTGGTAGCAATAGTAGCGTCATCCGCATTAGGATTAGCTAAGAACCAGTCAAATATCTGTTGGTCTGAAATTGCCATGTTTAAACCTTAAGGCAAAGCCGAAACAAACGATAGTGTAGCTACAACAGATGCTGTAGATGGCTTAGTCGGTGTGCCTGAAGCCGCGTATGTTTGTATGGTTACAGCCGCATTGGTTGTTGACCAATAAATCTGTACGTAGTCGCCTGCGTTCATTGACAGAAAATAGTTCCATCCTTTGATGTCGTGGAACGGAACACCAGCACTTTTCCTAGCAGGCATACCCACTTTTCCCGTAGAACCAGCAATGTCTGTGCCGTTTTGCTTCAGCCAAATAAATACATCCTGCGGTGCATTGTCTAGATTTTGAAGCTGTGCGCTGAACTGCAAGTTGTATATACCGGCGTTAGCAACAGTCATTTTTGACCCAGTTACCAAAGTTACCGTGTTAGAAAAATCTGTGGTGTCTAACGCCATCAGCGTGGCTGTATTAGCTATCGTTGTTTGAGATGTAAAGTCTGAAAAAGCACCATAAGGAAGTCGTATCCCAGCACCCCCAGAAGATGTTTGCAACTGAGCGGTCAGAGCATCAAGCCTGTTGAAATATAGGCGAAGCACATTCAATAACTGGTCAAAATACTGGCGGTCGTATTCAGACGTGGCAAGGGGCAGGTTAGGCGCGGCTACCTTGTTTAGCTCAAACTCTGACGTAATGATGAAGCTCATCGTCTGCCGTCCGGTCTGATGTCAATACGGGTAGAACCCAACTGCCATGTTGTTCCAAGGTTAGAAGAGCCTACCTTCAAGATAAGCTGGCGACCACGTACCCGTGTGTTAATCTGGCCTGTAAAGCCTTCAGTTACTGTGTACTGAGCGCCTGTCTGTTTGTCTACGTTTTTATCTACCGCAGTGCCTGTGCCAGAACCTGAGTTTTGCATGGGGTACAAAGTGTACGTAACTTGCGGAGTTGGTGAAGCATCTGATCCTGAGAACGTCAAGTCAGGCAACATTCTCCAGACAAAACCAAAGTGTTCTCCGTCTTCAATGTCAAATTCAGAAGAAGAAATGTAAGCCTCGATACCCAATGGCGTACCAGTCTCGTTATTGTCTAGGCCGTACTCTTGATTAACCAAGTTATAGTTATATGTAGCGGCAATAGGGAAGTCCCTTAGACCAGAGTCAAGCCATGCTGTACGCTCCATAGTGCCGTAGTACCAGACTTTTTCAAGGTAGTTGTACACCACATAACGGTTAGCAACCAAACTACCAGCGGCACAGTAGAACCACCAGACCTCGTTAAAACCCTCGTTGGTACTGGCAAAGACTTGTTGGTTTTGCTGAAGGTTAATGTCCTGATAGATGTACCTGCGGAGATCACAGGGCAACGTCTGTAAGCGACCATCGTAGATATAGAATTTATCTACGCCCATCCAGTACACGACACCGGAAGCTTGAGTGGCTGCGTTCTGACCAAGGATGGAAATGTTGTCACCCATCAACTGGCTAGACCAGACTACCGGCGGGCCAATGTACTGGAGAGAATAGATGGCAGAGTCAGTCCACACCAGAATCTCTTGACGGGTTTGAACGGCAGTTACGATGCTGGAGCCATGAGATAACTGAACACTACCGGCCTGATTGGTTGCAGAAGGTGTCCAGTTGACCACAGATTCTTGATCCGACCAGCGAATTAACATGGGGTTTTGCACAGTAGAGCCGTAGTCATTACAGCCAAACGCAAACACAAACCTGCTAATGTCAGATACAAATACAAAGTTCTGAATAATTGGGCAGTCTGATGCACCCGACAAACTTACAATGTCTATACCATTGGGCATGATGTAGTGATCGCCTGACTGAGTACCCGTAGTAACAATAGCCGCGCCGCCCACCGTCAAAGCTAAATTAAATGTATTGCCACTAGCGTTGATAACGTAGTAAATTGTTCCGGGCGACAAGCCTGTAGGAAGCGCCGCAGGATAGCCGCTGTTTGTAAAGATAACTGGCGAGCCATTTGGCAAACTAAAACCTGCCGTAACCACCGCTGGAGAGGCTATGGTAATTGTAGCTAAGGATGGGTCTACACCATAACCAGCATCCCAGTAATAGATTCGGCCACCACGGTAGCCATAAACCAAGTCTTCACCAAAGTTGTTCTGGCTCCATAACCGAAGCGCAGATGTAGATGTACCGCCAAATCCCCAAGTGCCTGCGCCCCATGTACCAGCACCCCAGCCGGCTAGTGGAATCTCGTATGGATCACCTACGTTAATCTGATAAACAGCATTAACAGTAGAGCCACCACCAGCCGCTACAGTAGAAGTAGCCGCCGTAGAAGCTACGATTGTGTAGGTGTTAGCGTCAACATAAGTAATCTGATACTCGCCGTTTAAATCAAGTCCACCTACGGGAGCTACGTTACTAAACGTTACAAAGTCATTGGTAATTGCGCCGTGGGATGCGTCTGTAACTGTAACTAAAGTAAGTAGATTTGTTGTAGCAAACGGATTATTTAAAATAGCCGCTGCCCGAATCGGCGTAATGTCGTTATATTGACCGCCCAGTTCAAGGTAAAACTTAAGGTTGGTGCCTACGCCAATTAAGTTTAAGTTATCTAACGTAATCCAATTCCACAAAGAACGGCACAAACCTTGAAATGTAGACGAAGATATACGCGCCCAGCCACCTATTTTTTCAGGCGTACCTTGGCGGAAACGAACTTTGTCGGACTCATACCATCCACCTTCGTTGGTATAACGGGTGTTCTCCCGGTTAACGCCCGGCTTCAGTACAAGTTTTTTTAGCGCCATCGGTTGTCCTAAGATAGAAACAAGGCACGTTCAGCGTCCCTGCGCTTTTTTAGCCCTGAGAGAATTTTACCCCCTGCCATGCAGTACAGCAAGAGGGCATCGGCTGCACCCTCCCAATCACCCCTGTTAATTTTCATCCGAATAGAAGAACGCTGAAAAGCCCCCACTCCGGCGTTGAAGGCAAAGCTGACACACGCATCGAAAGCCCCTTGACAACCAGATAAAGCGGGAGCAAGTCTAAGAACACCGCGTTCAGTAGGGCCGACATCATCCTCGAATAGTTTCTCGATCTCTTCTTTAGTCCAGACACGGTTGTCCTCCGGTTTCAGTGGCATCTCTTTGCGGATCATGGGGGTGTCTTTACCCTCTACCCTGACTACAGGCAAACGGATTTGCTCTTGGTACAACACATGGCCATAACCAATCGTCCAAATATGGGCTGGGCAGAGGTACGGTTTAGTCCTGTACCCCTCCCACTGGTGCATCAACTTAGCGCCAGCTTCGCCCAGTTTCATTTCTTGCTCCAACTTCTTGAGCCAAACCAGAAACCAATGATGCCTCCAAGCATGGCCATCTCATCAGTGCTAAATAAAATGTCGGTCAAACGCACCAAGTCATCCATGCTTGTAACTAAGCTGGGGCGGGTGTAAATGTAGTAAGCCATCCAAGCGTTAATGGCACAGAGTTCCAACACAAAGATGTACGTGACCATCGGGCGCACAGTGCCGACAAAGTTCACCACCCAGCGGCTGGCGTTGTCCATGATCTTCTTGTCGTGGTCATAGGCCGCCACAGTCATTTCTGCGTCCGTCTGCATGGCGATCTGGTCGGTGCGAATCTCTTCCATGCGCTCTTGAGCCGCAAAGCCCTGCGCCATCATCTGAAGCTGTAGTTCCACTTGGACACGGGCAAGAGCCAACTCATGCTTTTGGTCAGCCTTGTTTTGGAAGAAGTCTAGGAGTTTGGGCAAACCTGATATAAGCAAGCCGCCAAGGGTTGAGAATAGAGATAGCATTACAGTCCAATCATTCCAAGTAGTTTATCGACAATTTTCCCCGCCAATTCATCGGGCAGGAAGCGGAGCAGACCAAGCACCCACCAAGCAATACACAGCCTAACAAAGACTTTGAGGAAGAGATCAAACTGTTTTTGGTACTCATTCACCGCCCACACCTGTTGACAGCACAAAACTCAAACAACTCGTACAGGCCAAACGCAAACATCATTAAAACAAAAGCACCTGCTGTAAGCCCAGCCGCCAGTTCAAGTTCTTCTTGAGCCTTTTCTTTACGGCGTTTCTCTTCTTCTTTGGCTTTACGGGCTTCTATAGCGTCATCCCTGTCCATCTCAGCCGACCGCGCTTTAATCTTATTCCACACGTCTATGTTGCCCGTTTGCATATAGATCAACTGCAACTCAGCCTCCAGCTTGGCGGTCTGCATCAGCGTATTTTCTATCTGCATTGCCAGCGCAAAGTTAGACTTATTGCCTGACCGCTTGGCCTCCACCATCGCCTTGGATGCCTGACTCTTAGCGTCAAACATACGACCAACCATCACGCCTAGTCCACCTAGATCGTTGGCTACCTTAGCCGCCTTACGGACTAATCCAATGGCGCTTTGTAGTCCTTCAAGAGCCGTTACTGGATCAATCATTTCCGTTCAACCTTTTGCCACTCAAGGCATACTACTTTGCGGTTGTAGACATCACCCGTCCACGCCCATCGCACACAGCGATACTCATCTTTTTTCTTCTGACTAGACGCTCCCGGCATTAACATAAAGAACACCAGTACCCATTTCATCCCCAAATCCAAATAAGGGTGAACGTTCCCCACACAATGAAGATGGAGATAAAGGCCGCAACGATGAACGCTTCAGCCCAGTTATTCACTTTAATATCCCGTTTAGTTTGGTCATGTCAGCACATGTATACATTTGATAACCACCCAATATAGGCTTTGGAATTGTTTCTATTTTCGCTGAAAACTCATCTGCTGCCAAGCGAGCAACGTCCAACACGGACATAGTTTTTCCAGTTCCTACGTTCCAAATTCCAGACCCTAGAAAACTCAA